TCACCAATGTTAGCCATGGCCATGGCAAGGAGCTGGTCATCGGTGTAGTCCATAGGTAAAGAGGCATCCCATTTACGAGGATAGGATGCCCCTGCTGTGGCTTCAGCTCTTAGAGCTTAGCTCCTTTTCGCGAGATTGCAAGGCTAGCTTGAATGCATTGGCGTACTTATCTTTCTGGTCTTCGCCTAGCCGTTGGTTGGCTACACCAGAAATCTGTATCACATTCATAACACCCATTGATACATCCAGTTGGATAGTAAAGGTTGGTTTACCATCAATCATGCAAAGCACAATGAAGTGCTTGCGTTTCTTGATGTTCTCTGCATACTGGGACGCAGAGCCAACACAGTTACGTACAGCTTGTCCCCACTGGGATAGCTGATGTGTGTCAATAGGTTGTAGGAATGTCCAGTCACTGTCACCCATGTTGACCTTGATAGGCACAGGGAATAAATCCTGGTGCAGTGCCTCATTCTTATTGGTTATTTTCCATGCTTCTGCTTGAACATAGTCATGGAAGTCAGGCATACGCCAGCGCTTGGGTTGTTCTAGTTTTGTGCCATGATCTAAAATACGCATGATCATAGAGAATGTATCATTCATTTCATACCATGCGTAGATAACATAATCATGGTCACTATATGTAGATAAACGTCTGTTTTCTTGCTCATTTTGTTCAACATGTTTAGACATCATGTTGAACAAAGATGCAACAGTCATATGCTTACGTAGCCAAGCAATTAACTGATCATTGGTGCGCAAGTGATTGAGATTGACTCTACGTAGTTGGTCAAAGTATGTACGGTAGTGATCAACAGGACAGTCAGGCCAGATCCTATTGATAAAGTAGATAGAGTTGCAGGTTTGTTCAAATTCTTTGTAACCGTATTGAATATCTTTACGTCTTGTGTTATCAGGATTGTTGTATTCATTAGTAGAACGATTAAGCATACACTGCAGTTTATTTGCAATAGCTGGTGTACCAGCAATGTGCGCAATTGAAACTAACGTTGAGAACATCGTTGGCGCTTTGTTCTTACGTTCAAGTTCCTTGCAGTGTTCAATCAAACCGTTAACGGTTAGGTGATACTTGGTCTTATCTTCTATTACAGAGCTAAAGAATGTAGGCATATCCAAGGCATCAACAATGTTGTTGCACTTGAGTCGATCAAAGATTGATCGAGAATCGCTCCAGGTAGGAATAGTATTCATCACTTCTTGCTCAAATGCTAGAAGTGCTTCATAAATATCACGTGACTTCTGGTAGTAACTAGCAATACCCATGGCACGCCAGTTGCGACCGTCGTTGCCATTGATAATGTCTTGCTTAGTTACTGTCGTGGAGTAAGTAAAGATCTGCACGCCACGACCAGTGGTGTGTTCAGCGCATTTATCTTTACTATTCCAGATGTGATGTGGCACCTGCTTAGCAGCAGCTGCAGTGTTCTTGAATGCATAGGCGTATCCATATAAATAGTCTTCGCCCCGTTGAGGAAGCCATGCTGCGTACCAGCATTGCTCGAAGTGATAGATGATGGCAAAGGGCACAGTGCGTGCCTGAGGTGTAGCCACATCTACCACCTTGGTAAACGAATGGAATCGCCCTGGTGCTAGCTCACCATTGATACGGTCGATTGCATCTTGCTGCAGACTGCTGCGTACCACAGTCTCAGGGATGAGATGTGGGATGTTACCCAATGGGTACTTAGCTTTCTTAGTGGTCTTCTGAGGCTGCTGCTCTTTGACCAAAGCCTTGAGCTTTGGATCGTAGGCAAGCAGCTCTTGTTGAAGGTTAGAGGGGAGAGCAAAATGCATGAATTTAGTTCGTAGTTGGTTCGTAGTGTTGAGCGGTTTAACGTCATGCTCAGGACGATGCGTTAAAGATTTGAAATTCTTTTAACACATACTTGTTGACGTGTTAAACGTTAGTCAAGTTCAACGAGTTGCCACTGAGGATCGAGGTCATCAAGATAGCTACAGAAGCCATCTTCGTCAAGAGGAATTGGTTCCTCTGGATCCAGTTCAATAGTTGCTTGACACAATGCAGGAGCCCACTCTTCAGGGTCGAAGCGAGTCGCCCGATAGAGCAGGCGCATTTCGTCAACAACTGCTGTAACTGTGACATGAGTATCCGTGAATTGAGTATGTTCGATTGCAAGGACTGTCATCAGTCAGGCTCCACGAATGAGACGGTGGTTGAGATGTAGCACTTGTAACGAGTCCACATCTTTGCAGTTGTGTGTTCGCCAACAAAACGATTGCGATCAAAACAGTTTTGATGCGCACGCTCTGCGGCGCAACGTGCAATGTTAATACGTTCGAACAAACCAATGTTTGTGTCTGTGTTAGGCATGGTGCTGTGTTGAGTTGAGTAGGTGGACAAAATCTGGGACTTACACTGCCTCCTTCTGTGCTGTTTGCACAGCGAGTACAGACACCCAGTTCTTTAGAATAATTTAATGTTTCGTTTGCTTAGCCCTGTGCCAGGGATACTAATCGATCCACGAACACCAGACTCACGAGCATTGAGCGTAAGCTGGAACGGACCAAGCTGAAATGATTTTGTGTACGACTTGATTCCATGTTCTGTGACATTGAATCCAGCAATCGTCTTATCGAAATTGAATGGAGACTTCTCTGTCATGGGAAAGTTTTTGGAATAGGGATTCAAGTTCTTCTTCAGTGCCAGTAATAGATACTGTCATTGATACTTGCTTAGGTTCAGGTCTGCGTTTGTTACGTAGATCACGAACAGAAGAACGACGTTGAAACTTGGTGCCACATACTGAATTAGATTCGAATTGCTTGCAGCATTCTTCTAGTTCAATATCTGCACCCCATTGTGCAGCTTCAATGAGAACTTTATTGAAACTGCTAACGGTAAAGTTGTGGTCATGCCTCCATCTGTTAAGCAGTTCTGTTGGTGGAACAACGGGATGTTCTTTGCTCACTTGAGGTCCTCCGGCATGAGTGCCATGGCATCATTGTCATCCATATTTGTCATGATGAATTTCTGTCCATCGGGGGCAACAAAGCCCCCAATAAAACCGATGCCATGTTTGTCAGCTGATTCTTTCATCTTGGCTACAAGCTGCATAGCTTGGAGTCTTTCGATGTCAATTGAATCAGGAATACGAGGAGTGTTGGGTGTTGGCATTGGTGTTGAGTGGAATGACTGTTGAAGTCTATCAGGTGTGTCAAGTATTGATTGATGTATAAGTAGATGTAATACATGGGTAGTACGTATGTATATAGAAGATTCCCCCTGGTTCTCCACTGGGGGAGTATGAGGGGGGAATACATGTGTACTACTTGATGTTATCGATGCATTTCCTGGTGCTCCTTCCATGCAGCTGCATGCATTTCTGATGCAGTGATGGGTGGTTCACCAAGTTCATTAGGTGTTGGATCGTAGTCAAGCTCATCGCTTAACATACTGATCACTTCATCGAGTACATCACGGGTGTGTGGATCGAGATGCTCGTCCATTTGATGACGCCTATCTTCGCGATTGCGAATGTTCTTCAGCGCATCTAAACAGACTTGCAATTGATGGTACTCATTCTTTGTCCAGGTGAGTTCCGGATACTTCTGAGTTTGTTCCATGGTTGGTTTGACGTAAGCTTCTAGGTACCAATCAGGTTTGTTCACGGTCCTTAGGCATTGATGGCATTGAAGAGCCGTCCATGCAAAGTGATAGACCGTGACACGTGTGTTGCAATGTGGACAGTAAATAGATTTACCGCCACTTGGCGAACGTGTTGAGTTAGTTACATTTGTCATGAGTCGAAGTTGTTAGTAATCCTGGGACTTACACACCGTACTTACGTAGGTGAAGCCCAGGTGTGGACTGATGTATTGGCATGTATTCGCTATTTGCGAATAGCAAATATATAACGGAAGTGTTATGGAGTCATAGCCCGGTCTTAGGTTCGAGCATGATCCAGCCAGTGTAGTTCTCACTGCTGCGATCAACGGATAGTAATCCGTATTGTTCTAACTTGACCAATGCATTGAGATATTGATCAAGCCTAGATACTTGTGTTGAACACCTTGGTACAAAGCAAGGTGTGTTCCCATACTTCTTCCTATGATTTAGGAAGTAAAGATAGAGATTACGCTGGTTGATTGTCAGGCCTGGGGCCTTGTCCAATAGTTGTGTTGACATCAGCAGTAATGGGGTTTCGTTTGCGGGTACGCTTTGGCGTACTGGTTACCGAAGTTGACTTCGTAGTTTGAGTACGTGGTTGAGAGTCCAAGGCTTGGCTGCTCTTGGATTTCGTACTCGTCGAAGTATTGGATGAAGGTTTGGACTGCTTGCTTCTTGGAGAAGATGCAGTGGGTAAGGACTGGGAGTCCTGCATGGTAGTACCATCCACCTTCTTCTGGACCGCCGTAGTTAAGCGTGGTTTCGTGGATGGTGATAGTCGTTGGGTCTTCGTGTTCCCACTCGACGTGAGTGTTGTAGCGCTGGATTGCGTAACGCAATTTGTAGGTGTGAGGGTAGAACTTCTGGAGTTCAGTGAGATAAGACATTGAATTGAATCGATGAGTGTTGTAATGAGAATGGAGATGAGGGTAAGGATGACAATGACGATGTCATCTTCGTAATTACGATTCGTCATCGTAGCCCTCCCATTCTTCTTCCGTTGATTCACGCATAGCTTGCTCTTGTTCATAGGCAATGTCAGCCATTGCGTCAAGCAAGTCTGCGTTGAAGTTGTTATCGAGGTTAGTCATTGTTTGAGTTGAGTAAAGTGGATGGTTAACCTGGGACTTATACCACTATTGAGAAGAGTTCTCAACAGTGAATGCCCAGGGATTTGTAGTCATTTCATGTAGAGGTATCCGCCTGCCCAATCGGCATTGTGGAGGCAGGTCTCATATGATACGTCGTCTAGCAAGTTGTAACGCACATGTTTGGCCGGTGCCTTCCATGATGCGGGCTTGTAGACAGCGCCAGATTGACGCTGAATGAACGCATGGACTGACGTCCCACCACCAAGGGATGAAGCCCTGGTGCAGCGTTCAATGATCTTGTAGTACTTGACGCCTTTAACGATGTCAAAAGCAATGCCACCTTCTCCGTACTGCTTGGCGTAGTTTGCAAGCAGCTTGTCGATTAGGCATTGGATGCGTGCCTCAAGTACTTGGGTGTGTTCTTTGAGTTGAGTTGTCATGTCAACGAATGATTGTAGTTTGTGACTGAGGATTGATCCTGGTAATGTCCACTCCCACAAGTGCCGCCCCGCTGATGGTGGCGAGGAGGAGTGAGAGGAGGGCAATAGCAATTGATCCAAGACGATTCTCATGAGTCTCACCATAAGAATCTAGGTGGATGTACTTGCCCTTGCCCATAGAATAGATGGTCTTCATTGTGTTAGATCAGATAGTTTCGAGGATGTACCTGCAGGAAAAGTAGTCTTCTTCTGGGAGCAGGACTGTGTGACCACTTTCGTAGCTACCATAGGTATCTATCCAGTGGTTATAAAGCTGTACATCTAGACACTCCTTGAGGTCATCGATGTATTGCTGCACCTGGTCCTGTGATGTAGTCCAGTGCAGGTAGATGGTATTGTCGGTGAACTCTAGATAGTAGTCACCGTCAGTAATGTTGAAGTGTTTGAGTGCATCAGCGATTTCCGCTGGTGCTATTGAGATTGATGTCATGTGAGCTGAGGTTGAATGATGTGCAGGATGTTGAGTCCTGCAGAAAACCCACTCATCACAAAGATGAGAAGGGTTAAGTGCAGGGATCAGTTCAAATACTTTGCATTGATGCAATAGTATGTGTCCCCAAGGAAACCTTGGGCGTAGATCAGGTTATGTCCTGGTTGCTGGTTACATGTTCTCTTGTAGTGTTGGTTGAGTAGCTTCTGGCCTCCAACAGATAGGAGTAAGCCACAACCAGTGCCGAGAACAATAGCAACACAGGAGTCTACAAAGTGATTGGTGGTCATGGTTCGTTGTGTTTCGTTGTAAGTTAGAAGGCTGCTTCAGACATTGTGTCGAGGTGGAGTTGGCTGATGTCTTGGTAGTACTCAGACATAGCAGCTAGTAACTCCTTGGTACCACAAGGGATACCACCCATCAATGTCTGGGAGTAACGTTCGATCCAATCTGGATCTCCGTTGTAACTATCTACTTGGACCTGGTAGTGAAGCATGGTCGATTGACCGCCATGCCAAGTGATACGTTCGGTAGCGCCTTCGTATGGGTAATAACAGATCATGGTGTGGGGTTGAGTAGATGCCACTGAATGTGGCAATAACTGGACCAGGGTTTGCACCTGGTCTCCCGCTTTAACGGATCAACAATTAACGGCCATTATTTGGGAGGCCCCCCTCGGGTGGTTAACAATTTATGTATCAGCTAGATCTTGTAGCCATTGGCAATGCACCAATCTCTGTGGATCTGGTCAGCATCCTTTGGCCAGTCATGCGTAATGCATTGCTTAGCTGTCGCCTTATCAATGAAGTATGCAGCGACTGGACCGACAAGAATGCCAAGACCAAATGCACTGATGATGATTGCTGCAAACGTTGTCTCTGCTTTGATCATGATCGTGTGGTGTTAAATGAGTGCTGTAATGACTAGAGCCAGGCTTTCACCTGGCTTGAAGCTGACGTACAAACTTGCGTGCTTGATCAATTGACATTGTGGTGCTGCAATCGTAACCTTCGCAATCCTTACGGACTTGCTTGGTGATGCGAGCTAAGCCAATGTCATGGTTAACCACGAAGAAGTAGACAGCTTGCTTGGTATTAACAGCGCAATGGATGTCCATGGTGTTGAAGTTGAAGTGAACGTTGCTTCGTTTAACGTCCAGCTCGACGATTAAATCTAATTAATCCCGACCTAATAACTCGGGTATTATCTATAACAAATCAAAGCAACTGTTCTGTTTGACCAACCCCCAGCCGTAGCCTAAACAGGGGTCGCGCGCGAGTATTTATACCTAGAAACCAAAGTAAATGAGGTAAAATCTGTACGAAATGTGCATAATTCTCTCGTTGACGATGGTCAACGTTCGATGTCAGCATTTCCTGACGTATGCGTCTATGCGCATAACGTTATAAATAGTATTAGGACCCCTCCTTTCTTTTTTTTCTATACGCAATCCACTTCGCGTGGGGTGTTGGAGAAGGCTCAGGAATTTTATTTTCCTTTTTAGGCCCTATAGGGCCGCTTCCTAGTAAAAAACGTGACACTTCAACTGGTTTTACCCAAACTTTTCAACAAAAAACCGGGGTCTTGCCCCGGAATGTTCTTTTATATTTCTAAAAAAATATAATTTTTTAAAATTCGCGCTCTTTACGCGTTTTTGCTGCCATTACCGCCTTGTAATAAGTTTCCGGATCAGGCTTTTCTTCTGCTAATTTCTTCCTGGCACCTTCGACAAAGGTTTGCACACCCAAAGAATCTAAACCTTGCTTTGCTAAGTCGGTTGCTTTTTCTTTAATGGCTTCTAAAGCAACAACTCTTTGCGCTCGATCTGATGGATTCATCGCTTTGCAACCTTTTTGTACGGCTGTCTAAACTATTTTCTTCCTCATAGTCTATCTTACCTTTTCTTTTTAAATTTTTTGCTCTTAAAATACAAATACCTGGTAAAACAACGGCAATAAATACCAATGGCACTTTCTCCAGCTGATTTTGCAGCCTATAGCCGCGCTACTGGAACCCCATACCCAGAAGATCCGGAGGAAAGGGCAGAGTTAGCACCTGAAGTACTGGAATTCCGTCGTAATCAGCTTCGTGGACAGCAAGAAGAGTCAAATCTGCCAGGGATCTTGGGTGCTGTGACCGCTGGTCTAGGTGTTTTAGGTGCTGCTGCCTTAGGTGCACGTCGGTTAGCTGGCAGAACAAATGTTGCTCCCTCCAAAAAACCTGTATTCACACAACAAGGCGTCGAAGCTGTACAAAATCTTGGTGCAATTGGAAAACAACAACGCGCCGAAGAGTTTGTTCGACAAGCAAGAGAAGAGCGTCCCGCAGGTGTGGTCCAAACTTCTTTAACAAGAAGCTTAATTCCAACTGAAGAAGAAAGCCTTGCACAATACGCGCGTCAATTAACGTCTAATTTCCCTAAACCAACAACAGAAGAGATAGCTGCCTTAGCCAAGCCCTCTCAACTTGGCACAATACTTACAAACTTAGGAACCTTACCCCAATATCGTCCTGACCCACAGGATATTAACTACGCAAAACTTGGACCAGTATCTGCTGAAGTTGCTGCAGCACGTCGTGATCAAGCAACGCAAAGTCTTCTTCATTTTGCCAGGCAGCGTCAAGAAGATGCTGCATTAGTTTCGACGCAAGCCATTGCTGCCCTTGGATCTGGAGAAGATCAGATCACAGGACGCACAATGCTTGGTGCTCAACGCAATGAAGATCTTGATCTTGCACAAATCAATAGTGTTGCCCGGCAAACTGGAAGTGCTGACATTGCATTAGCAAATACTTCCGATGGTGTTCCTGTTGATCAAACAAATGCTTTAGAACAAGCACAATCTTTTCTTTCTCAACAGAGGCAGGAGTTAACAGGACGTTTCTCTCCAACAAGGGCAGAACGTGTTCTTTCTTCCAATCCAGCGATTGCTGAAGCTGCTGAACTATATGCTGCAACAGGAGATCCAAGTGTCCTTTCTCGTTTTTCACAAACACCTTCATCTCCTTTGACGGTTAAACCAGCCGTACAAATGTCCCTCAATGATACAAATCTCCCCACAAGCCAATTCTTTAAACCAACTGGACTACCTGAATACACTGGAGATTTGCTTGTAGAAGATATCGAGTTAACAAACCAAATTTCTAAACTTGGCACTCAACAAGAAGCCTTGGGACGTAAAGCCCAAGAACTTGGTGAACAAGAACTGATGTTACGCGTAGCGATGGAACGCGAGCCTGCTTCTGGAGGTGCATATTCCCGTATGTTTGCACAAGTCAAAAATCAACAGCAAAAACTTCCTGATCCCAGCAGCTTAAATGTTGATATTGGTGATGCCCTTGCGGAGCGTGATTATGTACGTGGTCGAATGAAATCTTTGCAAGACTTAGGTTCTACCTACAAGATGACAAACGTACAAGAAGGTGTACGTCCATATTATGAATACGACGAATTAGGGCGGATCATTCCGGAAACGCTAGAAATCCGTGGTGGTCGTCCATCAGTTGATCTTGGACCAAAAACTGGTGGTGGCCGCCTTGTCGCTGAATACGATCCCGCAGGTCAAACAGGTAGCTCAAAAGGCATCTACGGCATTGAACCAACGGCTAAACGCTCTGGACCTACGACCCGTCCGACTCGACTGACAACCAATGAGCTTGTAGAAGAAGCCCTGGAGCAGGCGTCGGCTTCTCCGGAAGGTGACGTACCAATCCCACCGCCTCAAGAACAAGTTACTCGTACGTATGGACCGCAATCTTCACAAAAATCGTTAATCGCTTCAGAAGCGCTTCGTCGAGCTAGAATCGAAGGACGCGACCCTCAGGTGGTTTTACGTAATCTTGGTTTCAACGTTTGATCATGTCTGATAAAAAGAAAAAGAAAGATAAAAAGTGGATTCAAGGCACGGAGATGAAGGAAGGCGCCTTCACTGCCAAGGCCAAACGCAAGGGCATTACTTCTGCTCAGCTCCAGGAAAATGTCCTTGCCAATCCAGATGACTATGATGACCGCACTGTAAAACAAGCGCGTCTCCGCAAAACCCTGGTAGGCTTGAACAAAAGAAAAGATGAAAAATCATCTGAGACGGAAGATTGATGGCTAAAGATCACCGCCTTGAATTAGGTCGTTATTTTGATTACACCAAAGATCCGTTTATTAAAAAACGGCAATTAAATTTTGACGATCTTTTTCAAGCCAAGGCATCAACTGGTGCAGCCCCCTGGATGCCCAGTCGCTTTGAACAACGTGATTTATTGCGCCGTGTACAAACAAGAAAACTTCAATTAAACCCAAGTTTAAATTTTGTTGGTACCACGCCTGAGCAATACGAGGTTTTTGCAGATATTGGTAGATTTGTTCGTAGTGAAAGTTACGATTTTGAAAATGGTCGCCCGTTAACCCCATTAAGACCAGAAGAACAACCAGGTTTTTCTGATGTATGGGTTGAAGCCTATGGCATTAGCCCAACCATTAATCCAGATAAGCGGGCAAGTAATCCTATGCCCAGGATCAAGAATCCAGATCCAAAAGGTTACCTCATGGCAGCAGCAGAAAAGAAAGTTGAGAATGAAGTTGAGAACAACAAGTCAGTTGCACAATTGCTTTCCGAGAAAACCTCTGATAACACAGAAAAAACAGAACAAGAAAAAAAGACATAAAACAGTTATTTTATAATTAAAAGAAAGGGGAAAATAAGTGAACTTTCAAGGGCTCTTAAATTTTGTTAAACAAAATTCAAAAGAGGTAGCAAAGAGTGTTGCCCCTGGCAGCGCCCTAGCAGCAGGCTTTGGGATGCTGGAGGGACCTAAAGCCGCGCTTGCGTACGGGGCTGCTGATTTCCTTGGGGCTTACCCACTGACAATGGGTGCAAGAGCGTTGGGCACAAAGATCACTAAACCAGTACTAGGTATTCAACCGCAAACCCTGAGGAGTGGTTTGGAGAACGTTGCAAACATCGGCGGCTCTCTTGGCTCCACTGTTGCCGCAAGTTCTCTTTTATACGGAGCTCAACCTGTGACACCAACTGTAATGTCACAAGAACAACAGATTATGCAGGAGATGTCTCAGCGTGCAGCCATTAATGGTCTCGACGTACAAGCTGTTGCTCCTGGCACACAATTCCAAACAACCGGTATTGAATTCCTAAATGATTACGTCAATAGGAAACCGCCTTCTTACATGGATTATTTAAGCCAAGAAGATCTTGCATTATTAGCAGAATCCGGAGGTGTACCCCGTGGCTGATAGTAGATTTGTACAAGGTGCCAGGAAAGCGGTCGAGTTAATTGACAAACGCCCTGAACAACGTGTTACCGTTCTAGGTCCTCAATTTAAACAAGAACTCAAGCAAGAGGGAATTACACTTCGACAAAAACCACAAGAGTTCTTGGGTGCTTATTCTGCACGTCTTTTAACAGATGTTGTGACAGATGGAACAAGGGCTGTGTGGTGGGCTTTTAATCACCCCAACGCACTTGCTGATAAAGCTGCTCGTCTTGCCATTGGTAAGGAAGCATCCAAAGAATTAGGTGTACTTGGTACAGGCCTTGCAATGAGTGCCGCTGTCGCTCCAGCTATTGCTGCAGCCGGTGCATATGACATCACTAATATAGGTGAGATGTTTAGGCCCAAGGGATTTGCTCAAGCATATGCAGAGCCTGGTTCTGAAGACAGACGCGAAACATCACAGCCTGTTCCTGAATTATTTGAACGTTTCTTCCTTGGTAGAACAGGCCGTCCACTTGCTTACGAAGAAGCTAAAAAAGATATTCCAGATTTAACTCCTGAACGTTACGGTAATTTCCTGCGTAATTACTACCAAGACAAAGGTACCCTTGGGGTACTCAAAGTAACTCCAGAAAATCTTCAGGGTTATCCAGAAGCGCGTCTCCTTGGCTACCCTGTCACCATTCCTTCTGTACTTGGTGTTGCCGCTGGTGCCGCTTCAGCAGGAGCCACTGCTCGTCTTGCAGGCGGCAAAAATAGGTTGGCAAAAACTGTTGCGGCTGGCTTCGCTGGGTCTGTTGGCGGCGTGCTTACGGGCAATGTAATTAACGAAGTTATTGCTGCAGGTAATCGCCCCACATTACCAACAACCAGTGAATATACTCAGGGCATGCAATGATAGAATTTATTTAAAATAAGATGACGTTAGTTAGATGGTAACGCCTCAATTTGGTGGTATTCCAGGCTTACCGACCGGACCACAATCATTTGCTAATTTAACACCTGAGCAAATCCGGCAATTACCGCCTGATGTACAAGCTCGTATGGGCCTTGATCCTAGTGCCTTAGGAAATGCCCCTCGCCCTCCTGCCGCTCAATCTACGTTTTCACGTCAGCGAGCACAAGAGCTATCCAATAAAGCGTTAGAGCAGGCCAAAGCAGGACTTGGTGCAGCTGGTTCGTTCCTTGGTGGTCTGCCTGTCCGTGGCGTAGGGCTTGCTGCCGGTCTCGTTTCTCCAGCTATGACTGCTGTTGAAGAAGCTCAAGCCGGTCGCCCCACTGGTGCGGTAGGTGCGTTGGTTGGCGGTGGTGCCGGTGCATTGTTAGGCGCTGGTGCTGCCCGCTTGATCCCTGGTCCTCTTGGCAAGGTCGCTGGTGCAGTTCTTCCTGCCATTGGTGGTTTGATTGGCGCACCTACCGCTGCTAGCGCTGCGGAATCTATACGTCAAAAAGCTACAGGTGAGCCAACCAAAGGTAAAGAAGGTGAGTTCAGCACTCAAATGACGATGGCTCGTCAGATGGGTGAGTTAGGCACTACGCAATATCGCGATCAGATGGGTGTATACACCAGCTCGATGCGAGACTTGAGTCGTGATGCTTCCAACCAAGCCTATCTTGATTTACAACGAAATATTCCTTTAATTAACCAATTAAAAAATGCTGACCTGGTTCGTCAACAAGCATTGATTAATACACAGGGTCAACAATACGCCATGCTTGGTACAGTCGCAACAGCTGGACAACTAGCATTAGGCGCTCAAGCACAAACCGGGGAAACTCTCCGTACTGCATTAACCAATAATCCTTACGCAGGGTCTACCCTTCAGGCTCCCGCCATTCGCTTTGGTTGATAACAATGAATAATCCACTTGGTTTGGGTCAGTTTTCGGGAACCATACCTTCGTATCAGTCATATGGAGGCAGCCTAAACATGCAAGGTCTCCAAGACCAGTTAAATAAACCTGGCCTAGCTGGCCGGTATATGAATATTGATCCCGGAGCTGTAAAACAATATAAAGATATCTTCGGCGAGGAAACGGGTAGTCTTGCGTATTTACTTGATCGTCAACGGGAATATCAACAAGATCCACAACGTTTGAAAGAACAGCTAGAAGTCCTGGGACCCTGGTATAAAGACGTTGCTGCTACGAATCAGAAATACGGTTTACAATCAAACCTGGTGGGGGCAGGCCTCCAAGCACTGCGTGATATTCCTGCAACAATGAATGCATTCCGTGCAATTCCCCTGCAAGGAATGTATGCACAAACCCAAAGTGTTCCAGACATTTTCTCGCAATTTGGCTCTGGCCGTCCAGGGTTTTCGGCGATCCGTTCACGCTTAGGTAGAGGAGGTTAATCTCATGTTTTCAGCAGCACCCGCTTCTTTTGGGGCTAGTACACTTTCTGGTCTATCTGGTGCAGGAGCCCTTGCTACGGGTGCCGCAACCAGTGGTGGTTTTGGTAGCGCTCTCTTAGGTGCCCTTGGAGGACCAGTGGGTGCTGTTGGTATGGGAGTAAGTCTCCTTGGCTCCTTGGCGCAAGGACTTGGTGGCGCAAAAGCAGCAGAAGAAGCAAAGAAACAATTAGAAGAACAAAGGCGCTATCAAGTTGGTGCATCGATGTATGCACAAGAGTTCCCACGTTTTCTTGATTGGCGCGACACAAAACGAGAAATCGCACTTACAAACTCACCCGCCTTTAGACAGTCTGACGCTTTTGAAGCCAGGCAAGAAACATTCCCAGCTTTTGCAGGTAAATACGGCCCTGCATTTGCTCGACGCTTTGCTGGTTCCTATTACGGTTAATTGCCATGGCATCTTCTGATACCCCCGATGTAAGTCTGTTCGAAGGCATTCTCAACCGCTATGCAGGTGGCAGGAAAAAACCTTTTGTTAAAAGCTTAAAGAAACAAGTTGAGCTTGGAGGGGAAACTCCAGAGTCGGCGGCTGAGTCATTACGCGCTTATGCAAGTGCATATGATTGGCGTCCTGGCAGTACAGAAAGAGCTGCTCGTCGAATCGAAAGCATGATTCCTCAGGCAATTGCGCCAGAACGTTACAGCAGCCTCTCCCCTGTTGTTGAGCGTTCCTATCTTGACATCCTGGGACGTGCACCAACAGCAGGTGAACTTGCCCGTGACATCCAATCGGCAGGTGCTTCTCGCATCAAGCCAAGCGATCCTGGCGCTTTTGGCGCTTTTATTGGAGATCTTTTGGCCTCCTCCAGAGAAGGACAAAGCAAGTTAAAAACAGAAGCAGATGTTGCCTGGGAGCAGATGTATGGAAATATGCCACGTGATGCGCAAGGTAACTTAATGCGAGGACTTGTTTTATTCCGTCCCGAAAAAGTTGCATCTTCTGCCGCAGCTGCCGTAAACACAATCATGGGAAAATAGTAAATAAGAAGGATAAACACAATGCCAGTACCTAAAGCCAAAAAGACCACTACAGCTGCTGCACCCAAGGTAACAGCTCGGCAGATGCTGGAAACCTACGGGAAAGTTATTAGCAAACCAGAACTTAAAGGCTTCCAAGAAGCTGGGTTCCAACCAGCGCGTGCCGTTACATTTGCGGAAAACCGTCCAAATGTTTCGTTGAATCCTTCTGCGTCAGCCTTTGCGGCAAAAGCAGCAGCGCCTATTGTTACACCCGCTGTTACAGATACCAAACCAAAGCAGGATCCTTTCGTAGCTCCAATTAACGAAAATGTCTTCTCTGCTCAAGACATGATTTCCTTTCTTGAGCAAGAAGCTGTTCGTGAGCAAACTCTTGCGGGAGTTGATTCCCAAACTCGGATTACACTAGGTAATCTTGATGCTGATGCACGTAAAGAAACTGCACGTTTATCAGCAGATGCACAAATTCGAAGCACCGGTATTTCTGCAGACGCAACTCGATACGTTTCAGATCGGGAAAAAGAAGCGATCCTGCAACGTGCTGAGATCGAATCCAAGGGTCGCCTGGATCTTCAGGCCATTATTAACGCCGGCATGAAGAGTGTTGCAGAAGTCGAGGGTTTGACAGCCAGGGACGTGGCGACAATCGGTGGTAAATATGGCGTAGAGCAAGAAAAAATGCGCCAAACTGGTCAAGTTAAAATTGCAAATATCTCTCGTAATGCAGGAATCCTTCAAGGACTTGTTGGTGCTTTCAATTTCTAAACCTTTTGTTTTATAATTATTCTAGTTAGCTAGTTAAGTTGTTAACATGACGGTAACACCTAATCCAAGTACCGATCCTTTTGGTGCGGAAACTCCGTTTAACATCCTGGAGTTCGAAGCCCTTCTGGATCGTCTCGAAGGATCTAAAAAGCGTCAAAAGCGTCAAGAGTCTGTTGAGTCCCGGCGTAATATTTACGCTCAGGGTCTTGCCAGCATGATGAGTAACTTCTGATTTAGGACAAAGTAAATGACCACCTCCACTAATCCCAGCACCGATCCTTTTGGCGCAGAGACGCCGTTTAATATTACGGAATTTGAAGACCTCTTAAATCGTCTTGAAGGGTCCAAAAAACGTCAAAAGCGTCAAGAGTCTGTCGAGTCCCGTCGCAACATCTTTGCACAAGGTCTTGCCAGCATGATGAGCAACTTCTAATTTAGGAGCCCTTAAGTGACTGTAAGTACTAATCCCAGCACCGATCCTTTTGGCGCAGAGACTCCGTTTAATATTACGGAATTTCAGTCATTACTGGACCGCCTGGAGGCCTCCAAGAAACGCCAAAAGCGTCAAGAGTCTGTCGAGTCTCGTCGTAATATCTATACGCAGGGTCTTGCCAGCATGATGAGTAATTTTTAATTTGGTGCAATGACCAGCAGTATTCCCGTCGAAGATACCTATTTAAGCGACGATTGGTTCGACATCGATAAATATCGGCAAGCTGCTGGCGTTGCTTACGAATTTTCCAAGAAAAAAGCTGAGACTGCAGGGGAACAAGAGCGTGAAACCATCGGCAAAGGAGCTACGGAGCAACGCACGTCTGCAGAACAAGAACAGCGTTTCAAGCAGTCAGACGAACAAAGAGATTACGAGCAGGCCCAACGAGCTTATCGATATTGAGCTCTTTACTTATTGGTTAGATAACCTAGATTCCGCGCAGCAAGAAGCCTTTAATTCTTTTGCTGCAGATAATTATTCCGTTATCGAAGCATATCTATACGCTCGCTTCCTTGGTTATCGAGGTAGCATCATTGCGTGTGAACTTTGGGTTAAGAAACACTATCCAAAACCTGATCACCGCAAAACACTTTTATATGAAATTAGCGAGATGCAAGAAGACATCCGCAAGCTAAGGGATGACGTGGATAATGGTGTAGTAAAAAGAGATGCTGGAGTGGCACGCATTGCGTCGATGCAAAAAGAATTGCGTGGCACCATTGCCCAGATTGAAACTTTTACGTCTAATCGAGATCGAAAAGGTTTGTTACTTGCGGGCGCTGATCGCGCCGTATGTGAGCTACTAGCTGTCTTCAAGGATGATCCTATTGAGATCCCCCTGGAAGAAGCGTCAATGAGTGTCTGGGCTAAAATCCAATTAGATGAATAATTAATTTAAAATAGACATATGCAAAACGAAACCGCACCCCCCGTAGGATACGGCGAAAACATCGCCGGTCGATTATTTGATGTTGTTCGCCAGCTTCAAAAAAATCGACAGAAGACAAGCGCAAACGCTCCTGCAACACCTTTAGGGCAAAAGGTTTCAGGTGGTCAAGAAGTCATGAATGCCCTTTATCAAAAGAAACAGAATGAGCAAAAACAAAATGCCGCCCCAGCTCCTGGAGCACTTCAAAAAGCAAGAGGCTAAGAAAGAAGACGGCTCCGATATGGACGACAGGGAAAAACGCAAAGCAGCCCTGGATAAGGCCCGTAAGTATCAAAATCGTAAAAAACGCAAACCAGAAGACGAATAGGGTAGTATTCAAGTAATAACAAATACTTGATACAGTGCCCGCATACCAACATCTTGCTTATCGTCGTAATGCGCGTGCCATTGCGCAACAACAACAAATTCGCCCAGCAAAAAACGCTGAGGCCCTGGAGCTAGCAAGACAAGACTTTGGTTTTTTCTGTGAATACGTAGCAAATAAACCTCCGGCTGAACATCATAAACATTGGCATCGTCATTTCGTAACAGAAGAAAATAGCAGTTGTCTGATTAAAATTGCAGGCCCAAATATTGATCTGCTTGCACCACGGGGATCCGCTAAATCCACAGTGCTTGGCCTGTTAACGGCATGGGCAATAGGTATTCATACTCATGCCAAAATGCCACTGCAAATACTTTATCTTTCGTATACCGTAGATATTGCACGCTCAAAATCAGCAACAATTAAACGCATCATTGAAAGTAAACGATATCAAGAAGTCTTTCCTAAAGTACGCCTTTTAAAGACAGCAACCAGTAATGAGTACTGGTCCATTGATCATAAATTTGCAGGTATTAGTACGACAGGTGAAGAGCAGTTCACGCTATGCGCTGCTGGCTTAAAAGGCTCCGTTACTTCTAAGCGTTCTCATCTGGTAATGATTGATGACGCCATCAAATCCGCCGCTGATATTGCGAATCCAGATATTCGTAAACAGATGCAGGAGAACTGGAATGCTGTGATCGCCCCAACAATGTTTGAAGGCGCACGCGCAATTTGTCTTGGGACGCGCTTCCGTCACGACGATATTCATGCCACAACTTTTAATCCTCAAAACAATTGGATGCAGATTGTTTTATCTGCAATTCTTAATGACCCAGCAACCGGCGATGAAATGTCTTATTGGCCTGAAATGTGGTCTCTTGATTACTTAAAAGAAAAGAAGCGACAGGCACCAATTGCCTTCTCTTTCCAATACATGAATCAGGTGGTTCGTCAAAACGAACTGTCCCTGGCGCCAGAGCTGATTGTCAAAGCTGAGATCGCTACCGAATTTGATTGTCTTGCAGTTGGCGTTGACTTATCTGCTGGTACAAAAGAAAAAAATGATTACACCGTCATGGTTCTTGGTGGTCGCATTGATGATCGCATTCATGTGATTGACTATCGCCGTTTACGTGTAATGGGTAATCTTGAAAAACTTGATGCTCTAAAAGAATTATTGAATGATTGGTCAGTGCTTGGCCGAGATGAAAATGGAAATTATTTCCCGACCTACTCTACGTGTGATATTTATTCAGAAGCGGTGCAGTACCAGGCCTCCTTGGAGGCAGACTTTAAACGAGTGTGTTTAAACAATGAAAGCCTGTACAACTTAAATTGGCATCCCGTCAAAGGTTTTAGAGCTGATAAACTGGCACGTTTCCGTGGTTGCATGGGTCTTTTTGAGGACCGTAAACTTATCTTTAATCGTTATCGCAATTTCACGGCCATGTTTGAGGAGCTGACAAACTTTGGTGTTAGCAGTCATGATGACTGTGTTGACGCCTTAGTTTGGATGATTAATGGATTAATGCGTAAAGGGAAATTACAACTTGATTACTAAACCTTAGAATTAGAAAAAAGCAAAAATTTGGTCGTGGGTCCAGAATATATTGCCATTGGTCTAACTGCCATAGTATCAGCCATTACTGGCGGCAGCTGGGTGGCAGGTAAAATACTTGGTAGGCAGAACGACCAGATCCAACAAGCCTTTAATTATATTGGGTCTCAAAAACGCAGGATTGATGTTTTGGAAGACGACCTAAAGCGCTTACCGATTGAATACGTTCTTAAGGTTGATTTTATTCGCGAAATCCAGCAAATGCATGATAATTTTAATCAAATCAACAATAAACTTGATAAGCTAATGGAGAAATTGTTTGAAGCAAAATGAGTTACATTCTTGAGGTGCAAGAAGACGAGAACGGAGATCCGTTCATCCAGTTACCCGATGAGGTGCTCGAAGAGTTGGGTTGGCAAGAAGGCGATATCTTGAATTGGGACGTACGGGGTACCGGCATTGTTCTCACAAAAGTAAACGATGCCGCAGGGTATGAGGTTATAGAGGATTAGAATAAATTGATTGAGAAGGTAAGTAGATGTTTTACGGTGGAATGAGCAATGTTCCCGGTGCGCCAGGGAATTTGGTTGCGGGCAGCCCCGGCTATTTCATGCCAGAATCCGAAATTCAACGGCGTTTTCAAGAGCGGCACAAAAGTACTCCTGAGGGCCAAAGGCTCCAAGAGAACATCATGCGTGTGCGTGAGCAGCTCAGGACAGGCAGCTTTCCTTTCCAGCAAGCTCAAGGCAATCCAGGCATGACACCCCTTGGTAACACCGGAGCATTACTTGCAAATTCTCAGTTTTATGGTGGCCCACAAATGGGCCAGTTACCAGCCAATTTTGATGCTAAATACGTCTCTTAAGCTGTTATCATTTAAGTAATAAATAAGGCTAATAATGTCGGACGCTAAAGCCAGGCTCCAGGAAATCATCAATGCCTATCTTGAGAAAGATAGCAGCATTGTTGTTGATACTGGCATCATTGCGTCCCACATTGCGCAGATGAAATTATTTGGCATCCGACAGGGTGTCGAATTTTTCCCATCACAAGATAACTTTGGTGCGCAGCGAAAAGACTTTCTTGATCGCGTACTGAAGTACAACAAGATGGATACACGCCTGGATTCAATCTGGGAGTATTTCCTGTGTGACGGTAAAGGCCTGTTTTATATTCGTCCAACAAAACAAAACTATCGTCTTTACTATTTCCGAGAGCACGAGTACAGAGCTTATTACAACGTAGACGGAGAGCTGGACGAAGTAATCATCATCTACAGCTACAAAGTAAAGCGTGGCAATGGTTTTGGCGATCAACTAAGCACTTCAATTGCTTCCGGGAGAACCACTTCCCTGACTCCAGGAGCAAAGCGTTACATCCGTCTTTCTATCAAGGCAAAAGAAATTGAAGAAACCCATTCGGATGGGGAGCTTTCTTTTGATATGCCCACCTATTCTTTAACGGGTAGTACAAAGACGTTTAAGAATAGCCTTGGTTTTATTCCTTGTGTTGAAATTGTAAATAATCCCCAGGGCTTCTCTACTGAAGGCACTGGCGAATTTGACGCCATGGCCAATCACATTTGTACGCATGATGAATTGATGCGTACCATGAGAAAAAATATTACCTTCTTTGGTAATCCAACACTGCTGTCTTCGAGGCCGAAAACCGACCTTATGGAAGCCGGTGGCGAAACTGCCATTCAAAGGCCTTCTATTGCTGCAAACGCAGGCTTTACAAGTCCTTCTTCCTTGAGCCGGTCAATGTTCAAGGCTGATCCAGTCAGCCGGAGCATGGATGGTCAAATTCGAGTTCCACGCATCATCGCAAACCTGGAACCAAACGACCGAGTTGGTTACATCGTCCCAGATGCCATCACTGGCGACCAAAACGCATTTGCTCGTCAATACAGAGAAGAAATTAGAACAGCCCTAGGCGGGGTAGACGAACTTTCTATTTCAGCAGGCGTTACTGCTACAGAATACAAATCATTGTTTGGTCGTGTTGCTGCAACATCTAAGAAAAAAGCAAACGCTATTTACACGCATGGCATTTGTCGTTGTCTTGAATTGATTGTTTATCAAGAGGAACAACTGTTTAAGAATTCTCTTGCTTCTGCCGCGCAGATTGAAAAACCAATCGATTTAGATTCATCTGCCACGGAAGAACAAAAGAGTGCTTATGACGCTGCTTTACAGCAGTACAATGACACCCTTAAAAAATTAATGCTCGCTTGTGTAGAAACGCAGCAGATCCCCCCTGGAGTTATAGGCTTAATTCCAGATGGGGATCTTACGGTGTTGTGGCGTTGGATGGGACCTGTCTACGAAGATTCCACGCAAGATATTTTGAACAACTCAATTGTTGTGCGAAATCTTCAGGAATTAGGTGTTGATAGCATTGAAGCACTGAAATACCTCTTCCCGTCTAAGACGGATGAGGAACGGGCCGAGATGTTATCTGGGTTCCCGTTCAGGATGGTGAACGAATTGCAGGGT